CCAAGACCACGCTCTTTTTTCTTTCGTGTTTAAATATAATAGTGACATTGGGGAATATATGCACTTAGACGAACCGACTCGGCTTGAAATCAGGCGATTATACTCCGAAGGGGGTACAAGTTATAGAAAACTCGCTGATCGCTATAAGGTGTCATATCAGACGATTTATAGAATTATCAATAAGAAGAATAAAAAGACATCTAATCTCAAGAAATCCAAATCCGTTGAAAAAACAGATATAGAGTCGATTATTGAAGATCCGCTTGAATTCAGAAAGTTAAAATTGCTCGAGATCCAAATGGATATTGTGACTATGAGATTAAAGGGGTCGGCTCACGCTCTTCCTCCGCTTCATAGATTACATGTGAATCTTTATGATGAATATATAACAATGAAAACAGAATTGGAAGAAAATCAATCTACAGATCCGGAAGAAATACTTTATACCATAGCCCATGCAGTTAAGAATCTTCCTCCATATTTAAAGGATCGACTCGCGGCTATGCTTGACGATAATGTGATCGAATTAGTCCAATGATAAATTTATATAATCAAGATTGTATGGAAGCAATGAAATCAATGGAAGATAACCAATTTGATTTAGCAATAGTTGATCCGCCTTATGGAATTAAACAAGCTCAAGGAATTGAACTTGGAAAATATAAACGTCAAATTCATAACAAGAAAAATTGGGACAATAAAATTCCATCAAAAATATATTTTGAAACTTTAATAAGAGTATCGAAAAATCAAATTATTTGGGGTGGGAACTATTTTATAGATTTTCTAAGAAATACAAGATGTATGCTAGTATGGGATAAAATGAACGGAACAAACCCAATATCTGATTGTGAATTAGCTTGGACTTCTTTTAATTCAAGTGTTAGGAAGTTTTCTTGGCATCATTTCAGCGGTAATGGAATAAGTAACAATATACACCCGACACAAAAACCCGTAGAGCTATATACATGGATTCTTGCCAAATATGCCAATAAAGGCGATAAAATCCTTGATACTCATTTAGGATCTGGTTCTATTGCTATTGCTTGCCATAACTTAGGATTTGATTTAGAGGGGTATGAATTAGATCAAGATTATTATCAAGGAGCATTGACGCGGTTGAAAAATCATCAAAAACAATTGAGTCTATTTCAATGAAGGGAATTAAGCACCTCCAAAAAATCGCCCTAGGTGCTCAAACCTTAGACCAAGAGTCTAAACAAAATCCCCTAAAATTTTGGCGGCCGACTCCGGTACAATTGAGAGTATTAGAGGATAATACAAGATCTATTATCTTATTAAGAGGGGGAAACCAAATTGGAAAGACTCAGTGTGGTTGTGTGGAGACAATATGTCGAGTATTAGGGTATTCTAAATTTAAAAAAGTTCCAATAGCCCCGATCGAGGCTTGGATTGTAGTCCATAGTTGGGAGCAGTCTAAAACGATTATGGGAAAGTTTCACGATATGGTTCCAAAACACGAACTCCATAAAGATGTAGAATATATACCGGGAAGAGGGTATCGAGGAACGGGGGCTCCAGTAATTCGTTTTAAAAATGGTTCAATTATTCGGTTTAAAACAACAAATCAAGGAACTCTAGGACTTTCCGCTGGAACTATTGATTTTATTTGGATTGATGAACCCGCTCCGCCTCATCTATTCGGTGAGTTAAAATCAAGAATAACCCGGACTCGGGGTTCAATGTTGCTTACTATGACTCCCATTGGAGCCCCGGTTGATTATTTAAAACAACTAGTGAAAGATAAAATCATATCTGAACACGTCGGAAGAATGACCGTAGAAAACACGACTCCGCTCAATTGTAGACCGCTTATGTCATCGGAAGAAATCGAGCAATTGCGGCTTTCCTTCCTCCCACTAGATCGTGATGCGCGGATGGATGGATCGTGGGACGCGGGGATACCAGAGGGGCGAATCTTTGATCATTTCAATGAAGATCATATTTCAGACCTTCAACCAAATCCGAATAGAAATTATGTTTGGTCAATCGGAATAGATCATGGTCACGATATAGCCTCACAAGTAGCGATCCTTTGTGCGGTTGATATAACAGATAAGGATTCTCCAATTGTTTATGTAGTTGACGAATACGTTGCAAGTGGATCAAGCGCTGAAATTCACGCTAAAATGATCTTACAAATGATTAAAAGAAACGGCTTAGAAGTTGGAATGATTCAACGTTGGACTGGAGATCGGGCGCACGGGGGATCAAAAAACTATGGAGGTAGAATGTCGAATACAATGTTGAGCGCGGCTTTTTGTCATATCCTTAATTATCCAAAAGGAAAACTCCCATTCAGAATCAGAACAGCGTATAAACCGAATTATTCAGTCTATTATGGCTGTCAAATGTTACATGAGGCTATGTGTTCTAATCGTTTCCAAATTTTTCCCAAATGCAAAATAACGATCAAATCCTTAAAATTTTGGGCCTTGAAAAAGTCAGGCGCGTTTGATACCATGTCCGAATATAAACACTGTATTGATGCGCTTAGATATGCTACAATTGAGATAATTAACACGCAATACAGAGCTCCAAAACAGTCAAAAGTTAGGATGAGATAAGATGATATTCAACACACAAATTCCCCAAATGCCGATTAACCCTAATCCAACTGTACAAAGAAGGATGGAACATTCAGCCCTCCGATATCGCATGTTAACTGGTCAATGGTTACAAGATTTATTAGATGAAATTGGGAATCACATCCCTGAAACAAGACAAGCGGCTTGGGGTGTTCCGGATATGTCGAGTAATATATTCAAAGCAACTTCTCAAGCTCTTTGTGGATTATATCAAGAACCGCCAACGGTAGCCGTGGAGGATAATGGGAATACTGATTCTTTATTGGGTAGAAATGGACTAATCAATGAGGCGGGGCTTTGGCCTCTAATGCAACGAGTCCAATTTTACACTATCGGAATGAGAGAATGTTTTATTCGGGTTGATATAACCGACGATCAAAAAAGGCTAATGTACAGAATTGTAACTCCTGACAATGTCGACGCTGAAGCGTCGGCGGGTGATCCGAGTCGGCCTCATAAAATCAAGGAAATGAGACTCCGATATGATGAAGTTACAAAAAATTATGAGTGGACAATAGATCTGTTGGATATATCAGATTCAAATAATCCATTGTATGAAGTGTATTCTCTTCAGCCAAATGGAGAAATAAAAGAAAATGTTTCCAAGAAATACTTAAAGGAATCGAGGAGCGGTTCAAATTATCCATATATAGACTCAAACGGAGAACCATATCTTCCATATAGTTTGTATCACGCTGAAGTTCACGGAGGGTTATTTGATGCCTTTAATAATCGTGAAGTTGTCATGGGGGCTCTCAATGCTAGTGTATTATATTCTTTCTTTCTTCATCTAACTCGGGATTGTTCACATCCTCAACGTTATCTGATGGGAGCAGTTCCGGCGGGTATGAATATGTTTGATAACAACCTGGAATCACGTAGAAACGCTATCGCTACCGATCCCGCTTCAATCCTGATCTTTACCCCAGATCCTGATCTTCAAGCGGGACAAAATCCCCAAATAGGACAGTTTCAAGCGGGTGGCGATGTTGAGAAAATGCTTGAAGCGATTACAGTGTATGAACGTAGACTCGCAACGTACGCAGGAATTAACCCCGCTGACGTTCAAAAGATGAGTGGAGATCCTAGATCAGGTTATGCGATCGCCGTGAGTCGTTCCTCACTCCGTGAATCTCAAAGAAAATTTGCTCCTTCTTTCCGCCGGGCTGATATATTGACTCTTGAAATTTCTGCCAAAATAGCCAATAGATATCTGAATCAATCTTATCCTGAATCAGGGTATAGAGTTGAGTATCATGCAATACCATTGTCACCACAGGAACAATCAGAACAAAGGAAACATATCCTTGAATTAATAGGGGCGGGGCTATTGAGTAGAGTCGAGGCGATTAAGACTCTACATCCTGATCTTGATGATCGGGACGCTAAATTGAAACTCTTACAAATCCAAAAAGATAATCTTGAATTCTAACAAGGGGAAAAACAGTGAGCAAGACCAAAACAATTGAGGGGGTAGAATATATCCTAAAAGAACATGTCGACTCTATTATTAGTCAGCGCATTTCAAAATATAGTGAGAAATTAACAGCGGCTGAATCACGTATTGAGCAATATCAAACTCAACTGGATGAAGTAAAAGCCAAATCAGGACTCGTTGATAATTTGACTGAACAAATGGCAACAATGAAAACACAACTGGAACAGGCGAATAGTAGATATGATCGACATACTGTTATATCCCAACATGGTATAACGGACTCTAGTATTAGGGACGCAATTGAATGGGCTTATGATCGCCAAATGGATTCAATCCCATCAGATCAAAGAACTCCTCTTGGAGAATGGTTGACTCAAATGAATGAAAAACCAGAAAGTGCTCCGGCCTTTCTTCAGCCTTTTTTCAATAAACCTTCAGCGGTTCCACCTTCAGCGGTTCCACCTTCAGCGGTTCCACCTTCAGCGGTTCCATCAAACGCAGGAGTCCAAAACAGTGAACAACTCAGCGCGACTGATGTTTTGAGTCGTGCTCAAGATCCGGACTTTTACATGGCCAATCGTGAAAGAGTAAAAGAAGCGGTTTATAATTCGTTAAAATCGGGCTCAACTCCATTCAAGTTTTGAGGTTGAGATATGGCTTTCTTTCGATTTTCAGACGGGGCCGGAGTCCCGAATAGAAGGGATTTTTCCAATCAATCTTTGATCTCAGTAACTCACGGTTTAGGATATTATCCTCAAATTTGGATCATAATAGCGGGTCAATTGGTCTATGGAGAAATCACTTATAATAATCTTCTGACGTTCACCGTCACTTTTGAAACGACAGAAACGGGAGTGATATATTACAGGTAGATAGTTTCTATAACCTGCCAAAAACGGAGATTCTCTTATGGCTAATCGCTTTCTCGCCCCTTCGGTTACTTTCGAAGGAATTATGACTCAAAATGGTACTGTTGCAAATGACTCGCATGTTATTACTCGCGGCTGGGCTAAATCAAATGTTATCAACGCAATCCACGCGGACTCAGCCAATTACGCTGAATTAGTTAGTGATGGTGGAGTTCAGAAATTAAAACTGAAACCGTTAACAGTTACTAGTGTAACAGTGAACGCTAGTGAAACAAGTTTCGCAAACTTCATTTCTAATGTATACACAGGATCAAACTTTCAAGAGGGCGATATTGTATTCCTAACAAATGCGGCTATTTCACCAATTGAGTCCTATATTCATAACGGTGGCAGCGGTGGCAATGCTGATGATTGGGAACTGGTCAACAGTGGCCTTTCTGACGCTCAAATCCGTGCTAAATTTTCCGCTTCTAGTGGTGTAAATTACAACAGTGCAACAGGTGCTTTCACTGCTGATCAAGCTGAAATTCGCGCTTTCTTTAGTGGTGCAAGTGGTATCAGTTATAACAATGGAACTGGAGCAATTACTCTAGATCAAGGTTTTACCCGTGGTTTATTGTCGGCTAGTGGGATTCTAAGTTACAACAGCGGGAGCGGTGCTTTTTCTCTTCAAAATGCTGATGTAAGACCGGCGATTCAAGCTGATCCAGCCGCTGGAAACCTTTTGACTTATGATAACGCAGCCGGAGATATGCTAGTTGCGTCTAGTGCGGTTCGTGGTGCTTTTTCTGGTTCTGGCCTTATTTCATACAGCTCCGCTAGTGGACAAATTGAAATAACCGCTTCAACCGTAAAATCTCAAATAACTCATGCAAGTGGATCATTAGCAACAGTAGCTAGTGGAGTAGTAGAATTAACTCCAGCATCTGTTCAAGGTGCTCTTTCTGCCGGTGGATTATTATCATATAGTTCAGGAGTTTTCTCTATTGATACAGCTACAATTAGAAATCAAGTAACAGCGGGTGGATTGTTATCGTATACCGGTGGTCAATTCTCTATTGATACGGCTACAGTACGCGCTCAAGTTTCCGCTGGTGGATTGTTATCCTATGGTTCAGGAGTGTTCTCTATTGATGCGGCTACAGTCCGAAATCAAATAAGCGTAGCTGGTGGTTCTTTATTGGCTTATTCTGGAGGTACGTTGGATCTTCAATTATCTCAATTGAGAAAGAAGTTTCAAAATCAAACCCTAAACGCTAATTCAGCTGTAACTCTCAATCACGCTCTTGGAGAACAATTGGTTCATGTTAGTGCAATGGACGGATCTGGAAATCATGTAGATCTTCAAATTGTATATACTGACGCTAATAATTGCGCAGTAACATCAGTTCAAAATCTAACTGGAATTGACATTGTAGTATCAATGTAAAATCAAAATAGTAAGTGAAAAGGGGCCTAATAAAACAGGCCCCTTTTTTTCATTAAAATAATCTACTTCAGGAGAAAATTATTCTTTTTCAATAATAATAGAAACGTGACCAGATCCGGCTTGAGTTCCAACTAATAATTTGCGATTTGATTGAGTACCTTTTTCCATTTTAATCGTGAAAAGGTTGTTCGCTGGAACAAATGAATAATCAGTTATGGCAGATGTAAAAGCTTGACCATCACTTCCAACATTTGCATAATATATAGCGTCTGCTGATCCAAAAGTTACTGAAGTACAAACAGCGGGTAAAGTAATTTCTTGTGCTGTAGTAGTGATCGCGACTCTTTTAATGAGGGGGTATGAATTAGTTGATGAGTAATCTATAATAGCCATGTTATTTTCCTGTTTTGGGTGTAATAAATAATTATTACATAAACTCCTATAATGAAAATAATGACATTGGATGTCATAATAATTACATTGTCAGAACAATGGTATAAATTAGATTGTGATACATACCGACTCAAATCGGTGGGAGCTTATCAGTTTTGGATCAGAGTCGTACTCGGAAAACACGAAAAATCCATTTTATTATATTAAAATCCAAAAAAAATGAGTTAAATAATGACTACTATAGATTACAGTGGATTAGGCAATTTACGTCTCTCCGCAATGATAGAAAATGAAGTACGCGCGATCCTTGCCGATGTTGCTTCCATAAGAAATTCCGGGGCTTTGTTATATATGGGTGATGTAGCCGGAATCGGTTCAAAAGCCTTAAGATTACGTTATGCAGATTGGGGAGCGGCTAAACCATTCGCGACCGCCGTGGACGGTGCTGAAGTTGCTACAACAGCGTTGACTCCTTCAACCGTAGATTTGACTCTCGGTAGAAGTGCTATGAGATACGATATTACTGATCTTGGAGCTTTGACTGGTTTGGGAGCTGATATTGATCCTTTCAGTCTAGCCTCGAAAATGGCTTTGAGTGCTGAAGCGCGAATCAATGAGATTGTAGCGGCTACTTTTGCGAGTGCGACAACAGCAAAAGGAACTAGTGGAGTCGCTATGTCAGTAGATGACTTTTATGAGGCTATGTTTGCTTTAGAAGCTGAGTCCAATGATGGAGATTTTTATTGTATACTTCATCCAAAACAACTTTCAGATCTTCGTGATTCTTTGAGATCAGAGTCCAACAATGCTCTTGCATTTTCTCCAGCTACTGAAGAAATGCTGAACAAAAAAGGCCAAGGTTACGCAGGCCGATTTGGTGGGATTGAGATGTTCAAATCTTCATATGTTGAACAATCCGGGCCTGATCGAGTCGGTGCTATGATGAGCAAGGGCGGAGTCGCTTATGCTATCGGAACTCCTCGACCACTTGCGGGTGCAGGTGTTGAGATTCGCCCCGCTGGAACTCCTGTAACTATCGCCTTCCAGAGAGACGAGTCCAAGGGTATTACAGAAATAATTGGCCATCTATATTGTGGAGCCTCAATTACTGAAGATAAACGAATTGTAAAATTGGTTACAAAAGCTTAGAGTTGAAGGGGGGACGGGTTTTATCCCTTTGTTTCCCGATCCCTCTTCCGCTCCGGCGGCGGGGGGATCATTTCAAAATCAAATAAATAAACACTAAAAAATAAAGGGAAAATTTTTATGTTTACGCCATCCAGTTGGACAGGGGAAACCCCAAAATCACAAAATCCAAAATTGAATGTTCTACCAAATAGTCCATTTTATTACATGCATCATCCTTTTTCTTGGGAATTGGTTGAAATGAATGACAGTTATATTTGGCTACCGTCATTTTCTATATTGCGAGAAATGGCCGGGGTAAATGGAGTCGAACAAACTCCACAAGGGCCCGACTCCACTGTCTCAAGAATGAGATTCGCTGATAGGGGTTATACTATATTGGATCGGGAATTTGGTTATGTCGCTAGATATGAAACGATACATGGCGGGTATTATTATTGTAATAAATTCAATGTTCCAAAAATAATAGGTAGAAAAGTATTTTGGAACATGGACTCAAATGGTTGGAATGAGTTTAGGCTATCATTGATCGAAAACAATGTTTTAATTATGCCTGAAATAGAAGTGATTGAAGAAAAAAGAATCGCGATTGATAGAAAGATAGAAAGACGAATCCCGCTTCAACATCTTCCAGAAATTAAAAAAGAAATTGATTCGCTATATCAAACCAAAAAACAGATGACTGACTCTTTCAATGCCTTAATCAGCCCTCCAAAATCAAGGCGAAAAAATGCCAAATAGAGAACAAATTGAAAGATTGACTAATCGAATCTATAAAGACTCAAAAGAGTCGGGTAGTAATCAATCTAGATCAGAAATTAGAAAAGAGCTTGTAAAAAGAGCAAAAAGAATCGAAAACAATAAACCATCATAGGAGTCAGAAATGGCCTACTCAGGAAAACCTTTTTTCAAAATCCCTCGACCTTTACTTTTAGCCGGTGGAGTTGAGAGTCAAACAATCTCAGGAGATTTAGAATTAGTAGATAAAGATTCTCTATTTCAAATCATTGATGGTGGTGGGACACATAGAGTTGTAACTTTACCAGAAAAAAAGTCGGGTAAATTGTATATGATTCATAATTCCGGTACTACTCATAATTTGATTGTAAAGAATCCGGCTGGAGCGACTCGAGTAACATTGGGAAATAATGAAATGTGTTTAGTTGTTTGTGATGGAACAACATGGCATGTAATTCTCAACGTTAATAATCTATAGTAGGATAAAATGGGAACTGAAAGACTATATTCACCACGAATTAGAATACATGACGTTTTAGAGCGGAGTCGTTCTGTAGTTCTAGATCTACCAATCTATCGAAATAATGCAATAGTAGGGCCTACTTCAGCATATTTCAGATTACAAGATCCGGAAGGCAACGACGTAATAGCGCGTCACAATGTTTCAATTATTGGAAATATAGCGACTCGGACTATTTCAGCCGATGAATTACCAACGACTCTCCGATTGGCTGAGGGGTATATGCAAACGTGGGAACTAACAATTAGTTCAATAGTTCACACATTTAAAAAACCTTGCGCGGTTGCCCGTTCGGGGTTGTATCCGGTTATTAGTGATTTAGATCTTGAAGCTGAATATAGTGATCTTTCAACGATTCGTCCTTCCTCCCTTGGTTCCACCTATCAAACCTATATGGATGAAGCTTGGGTTCAACTTATCCAAAGAATCCGTGATCTTGGAAACATTGAATATTTGATTATGAATCCTCAAAGTCTTAGATCATGTCATAAGAATCTAACTTTTTATTTAATATTCAAGGATATGGATTCAAGCGGTTTGGGAGAGGGTCGCTATCTTGATTTAGCCCGAGAGCATAGGAAACAAATGGAGTCTGATTTTAAAAGGCTTAAATTCCAATATGATCAAAATAATGATGGGAGGATCGATGATCCTAATAGTCGGAAAAGTGCTCTAGGAGTGTTCTACACGTCCGCTCCTCCAATATGGTATCGGAGAAGATACTAATGGCTTCAGTATCATTATCAACAATAAGATCAAGATTCGCGACGGCTATTAGTTCTCTGGATGGGTACGACGAGTCCAGGAATCCATATGATGGATATGGACGGAGTCCTAATACAATAGCACATCAAAGATTTTCAGTTGGGATTCGCGGGGTAACATCTAGAACAGATGATCGTCAACGGGAATCCGATGGAGTAATGACAGAAACTGAAGTATTCGTAAGATATCCTTTTAGGATAAGACCAAAAGATCAAGTTTCCAGTTATGATTTGGCTCTTTCTTCAGCGGAATCAGTGATAAAAAAAATCACAAATAGATCTTCACCTTTACATGATAATTTACAAATTCGATGGAGGGGGCTGGACAATGAATTAGCCGACTCAGGAGAATGGGTTTCAATTATAATTACTTTTATCGTTTTACACTATATATCATTAACTTAACATAATAGGGGGCTACAATGGCCGATTCTACAGTTGTCGCGACTAGACGCGACGGAACCATAACGATAACCGATGGTGCGGCAAGTGCTTATCCTGTGAGCTTTGAAGTAGGGGATTTTTCAGCTGCTGAACCTCAAGCGGATCGAGTCGTAATTCGTGATCGCGGGGCGATCGTTGGATTAAGAAAGGGCGATGATCCAGTTATTACTTTTTCATTTTCAGTCCATATGAGATCACTAACCGACTCGGCTAGTGATAACCTAATGGATAGACTATATAACCGAGGAGTTCACGCTGGAGCCCCGTTAACCTCCACGGGTGGAGATGGTTATGAACAGTTTTTACAAACAGTTGCTTTTCAAGTCAATACCTCGTCTATCGCTGGAAAAACATATACAGCAACATATTCTAAATGTTACATGGAAGTTTCATCTTTATCAGAGTCCGCCGATGGGAATACAATTTCTGTTAGTGGCGAATGTTACGGCGGTGTAGGCTACGTTCAATCTTAATAATTTCTAATGACATAAGGGAGTCACTATGAAAATAACACTTGATCAATTTGGAGAGTTAAATTGTAACCGTCCAAAACTTTCCACATGTTTTGATATCGTTTCAAGTTGGACTGAGAACCAAAACAGAGCGAACATGGGGAGATTATGCGCAATAGCAATTTGTTTATGTGCAGACTCTCCAAAGTTCCCAACTACTCGAACTCTTCAAGATATATATTCATACGGGTCAAAATGTTTGGATTTTCTTCTGGAGTCAGGGGTTCCAGTAGATCAGATTCTTGAGAGTGGTGTTCAATGTATTGGTATAATGGCGGCGGCTTTACCATCTACGGCAGAGGTTGAAGAAGTTGAAAATTTTACCGAACCACAAAATCCGGAGAACTCGAGCGGCTAGGTTTCACTATTTCAAGATTTTGGGGCCGTGATCCGTATTGGTTTGAGGGGTTAGATATTGAGACAAAAACTAAATTATATATTGACTATATAATGGCAAATGAATCTCAAAAAGAACAACAGAAAAAAAACCAAATCGCCAAATTTAACAAAATCAGAAAATGGAAAAAAAATGGAACTTAGATATAGCACAGGGATCGGAGAAGTGAAAATTGATCCCGAGATGAGTAAAATCATAAAAGCTTCATTGGATTCAGTTTCTGAAATAGCCAAAACTCTTGAAAAAGAAGTTCGTGATCTAAAAGAACAAAGTGAATCACAGTGGCTAATTCGTCAACCTAAATTTGGAGAATCAAAAGGATCTAAGTTTCAACATCGATTTGGATTGAGAATTATTCCACCGTATACAATAGAGGCATTTGTTGAAAATACTGCTCCATATGCTTGGGCGATTCGAGTTGGAAAAACTTCAAAAACATCTTTGAAAAAAGGATCTCGACTCGCTGATAAGGTTTTATGGAGTCCGGCAAAAAAACGAGCGAATAAATTAGCAAAAGAATCATTAGAACAAATGATTAAAAAGATTCAGCGGGGTTAATATGGCTGATGTATCGAAATCTGTATCAATATCGTATAACGCAAAAACTGAAGATCTTGAAAAAGCCCTTCGTAAGATACCAGATATAACCAATGCAAATGGAAAAAAAGCGGCTCGTTCTCTGGATAAAAATTTCAAGAAAATGGAAAAGGACGCGAATCGGGCTAGTAAAAAAGTTGCTAGGGACATGAAGAAAATGAAAAAGTCCTTTGCAATGTTAGGAACTGCAATTGTAGCCGTGGGAGCAGGGGCCGGTTTATTGGTTAAAAAGATAGCAGATCTAACCAATGAACTTGTGGACGCTTCAACCAAAACAGGTATCGCGGTTGATACATTAGCGGGATTGAGACTCGCCGCTGAGGGTAGTGGACAAGAGTTTTCAGCGTTAGAAAGTGGATTAATAAAGTTCCAAGGATCAATGGATGCGGCGGCTAATGGTTCCAAAGCTATGGCCGATATATTTGATGATCTAAAGGTTGAGGTAACAGATACTAATGGAGCATTAAAAAATTCCGATGTTGTTTTCAATGAGGTTATTGTTTCTCTTGGAGAAATGCAAAATGAAACTGAAAGAAACGCGGCTACAATGAAACTATTTGGAAGGACGGCGGGCCCGGGATTAATACAATCAGGAGCGCTAACAAATCTCCAAAATATGAAAAAATTCTCTCAAGAATTTGGGGTTTCATTAAAAGAAGATTCGATCAAGGGAATGGCAGATCTTCAAATTGCAATAGCTGAATTCTCAACAGTAGCATTTGGCGTTTTTAATGAATTAATATTAGCGATAGCGGGCCCGGGTGGTTCAACTGCGATGGTTAAAGGATTAAGTTCAGCTTTCATATTTGTTGGCAAGGTTGCCGCAGATATAATCGGAGTCATAAGCCAACAATTTGAAAATGTATTCGGTTTCATTCAGGCGGGTATTCTTGTTTTAAGTGGTGATTTTGGCCTTGCAAGTGAATTGATAACACAATTAAAAAATGAAAGTATAACCGCCGGAGTTAATTTATTTAATACTTTTGAAAATGCTTCAGCAGCTGTTGAAAAATTTAATAATCTTTCAGGAACGTCTAATGCTCCTAAACAATTTGGTGCAACAGCATCAGCGGCAGAACAAACCGCCGAGGAAGTTGATACAGCAACAAATTCAGTCAAAACATTAAAAGAAGAAATTGAAGATCTTTCGGCATTATTTAAAGATATATCTGGATCTATTAATGATGATTTAGTGACTCCAACCGATGAAGCGAATCAACGATTTGAGGAAACTAAAGATAAAATAGATGATATATCACAAAAACTTAAAGAACAACTTTCAGCAATACCCGAGTCAGGTGGTTCCACTGAAGATCAAGAAAAACGAATTGAATTAGTCAAATTAGAGGGTGAATTGACTCAAGCTATTATTGATAATGAATTGAGATTAAAAAGAGATCTTAAAGAAATTGAAGATCAAGCTTGGAAAGAAAAACAAGAAGCTATGCAAAATGAAGCGGATTTGAAAGAGCAACTCCATCAAAAAGAACTTGCTAGACTTGAAGAATTACGGGCTCAACAGCTAGAATTAGTTGGAAGTACTCATGAAACTTTTCAATCTGTTATGGGTGCTTTTACTGCTGAATATGACGCTATAGTTGAACATACTACCAGAGTCAGAGATGAACAAATCAAAGCGGTTGAGAAACTAGAAAAGGAGGGTATTATTTCAGCGGAATCAGCAGCAAAAAGAAAGTTAAAAATTGAAGATGATCTAAACGCTGGAATTAATGAATATAAAATGAAATCGTATAAAGCGGATAAAGTGGCTAGTATTGCGGACGTAATATTCAATACTGCAATGGCGGTGACTCGTGCTTTTGCTGATTACGGAGCTACTCCAGCGGGTATTGCAGCGGCTGTATTATCTGGAACACAAGGAGCGGCCCAATTAGCGGCTATTCAATCCGCTCCAGTTCCTCAATTTGATATAGGGGGTATGATTGGAAATCGTGATCCTCGACAACCGGATCAAGTTAGCGCTAGATTATTGTCAGGAGAAGCGGTTTTGGATCGTACTACTGTGAGAAATCTCGGCGGTGAAAATGGAGTCCGTCAATTGCAAAACGGACACCGATCAAATGAAGTTATAGTGATTCAACCCTTCAAACATCTTGATAGGTATAATAAAGCATTAGCAAAAAGAAATCCTACCAGATCAGGATCGAGGGGTTATTAAATGGCAGACAAAACACCACCATATATTAGAGGATTCATTGTTCCTTACGCGTTAAGCGCTGATCATTTCTGGACTTCAGAAAGCACAATAACCCAGAACGGATCACTCGCCGGAGTTCCAATCAATCAAGGATCATCTTTGGTTTTGACGGCGCGAGGAAAACAATCCAAAACCATTGAAATTGAAACAAAAAAAGCCGGTCACATTCAAGACGGCGCAGGATTTGTATGGAAGTTTGAAGGGGACGCGCTCCAATATGGTATGGAACCACCTAATAAAATTATGGATGTGAAACAACTAAAGACTCAAACGTTATCTTCAACATATCGACCACATGACTCAATCAATACTACCTCCGGTGAAATCTTAATAAGTTATTCACATTTGGACGCGGGAACTGCAAAATTAGAAGTTTTACAAATCGCTGTTGATGGAAGTACAACGTCAAGACTAATAGACTCCGTTGATAATGCTAAATTGTTAGGAAATGAGAGATATTCGGCTCTTTGTGAAATGCCTGATAAATCAATAATATTAGCGGCGTGGGCGGTTGATTCGGTTGATGAAGTTGCTAATATCAATATATTTCGATCGACTGATATTGGTATAACCTGGACTCTTGTATCCAGTAAAGGGATTAAAAATGATATAGATGTATCTTCCACGTTTGGCGGGGGAAATCCAGGAAATGAATTACAACGAATAAGAATCGCGGCTACTAATCATCAAGTAA